TGTTGACTTTGCAAGTATATCAGACTGAGTTGATGTTTCTACGTGTAGTTCAGCAGATGGACTAATAGTACCGATACCTACGTTACCACCTTCAAATGTAAATTTTGATTCTGCATCAAATTGCAGACTACCATCTCCGTGATAATATTGTATTCTACCAGCAACGGAAGCATCAACATCACCAAATTTTATCCCAGCATAGTTTGAACTACCAGACGTTATTTGTATAAATGAGTTTGTTGCGGAGCTCAAATGCAACTTCTCAGTTGGACTAGTAGTCCCAATACCAACGTTGCCTGAGGAAGTAATGCGAATGCGCTCTGCAGCATTAACATCAAAAGCCAAACTATCGCTTGCATGTCTGTATGTGATAGCTCCTACGTTTGGGTCTAATGAGTCTCCGAAGTTAATAGTGCTGTTAGAAGCCGTGGGTGCTTGTAAGTATAATTCTGTATGACCTCCTGTATTGTATATCCTTGCGTTTGCTCCACTACTCTCTATGTCCAGCGAGTAATTAGGACTTGCAGTCCCGATACCTACGTTACCACCATCTTTAATGTAGAACACGCTTGTACCGTCGTCCTGCACATCCATGATATCGTGCGCACCAGTCTGATTGATTGTAACCGCTGGCCCAGTGCCATCGTTCGTTACATTCCATTGCTCTGTAGTAAGAACGTTAGTGTCTATCTGAGTGTAAGATCCATTCACCGTAAGGTCTCCCTCAACGCGGACATCTCCAACCACATGAAGCTTTTCTGATGGGGTAGTAGTACCAATACCTACTCTGCCGTTAGCAATATCAATGTAAGCTGTATCTGTAGCGGTAGCAACTCCACTTGAATTTCCAGCCCAGATGTTACCAGTAGCGATGTTCGGAACGTCATTAGCCCTCCCAGCCCCCATAACAATACCAGAAATCTTATTACCACCAGTATTTACCTTGATGATAATACCAAGGTTCTGGATAGCGTTGCTGGCACCAGTAGGCTTTGATGTCACCCACCCACCAGCAGCACCTAGATACACTGTCTGACCTTCCGTGTAGATAGAAGCGTCAGGGACATCTACGTTATTGATAAACCCAAGGGCGATACCAAGCCCCTCTTCATCGTCATTGAGATCTTCGTTAAGTACGAAGTGAGCAGGATAGTTTGTAGCAGCATCTGCTGCAATAACCTCAGCTAGGTTACCTACACTACCAGTAACGTGTACTGGAGTCCCCTTATAAAGAATGCCACCAGATACGTTCTTTACATTTTCTGCAATAGCCTGTGGGTGAGCAAAAGACACAGTGCCAGCCCCGTCAGTAGTAAGCACCGTTCCCTCAGCTCCATCAGCAGCTGGGAGGGTGTACGCGCTCCATTTCGTATCGTAATCTGTGGCACTATTCTTTTGGATAAACTGATTCTCGCTACCACCAGCAGCAAGGCCTGGACCTGTCGGACCCTGTGGTCCAGTTAAACCAATTTCTCCCTGTGGTCCAGTAGCACCAACATCGCCCTTGGGCCCCTTGGTGGTTACGCTAATGCTCGAAGAATCACCATTAACAATAGAAATGGATGGTGTTTCCTCCGTAAAAGAAATTGAATTGGCACCATTAACACTTACGCTAACCTGGGTACCAGCCGACGTCTGTACCGATATTGACATTAGTATATATCAGTTATCTGAGAATTAACAGTAAAAGATCCACGAAGAATTGCTTTGTGAATGTCCAATCCAGTACTACTTGGTTTTATGTATTTTATGTCATATATATACGAACCTGGTCGTATCTTACTCATAGTCTCAGCGGAAGCCTCAAGAGTTACATTTCCACTATCATCAAGAACAGGGGTCTCAAAAGACACAGCGTCCTCAATCTCACCTTTAGTAAGGCCAGGTGTCTGTAATATAACCTTACCCTCCTCAGCAGATCTGGTTCTACCAACGCGATTTACCTCTTTGATCTGAATATGGAAAGTGTAACCATCAGTAACAAGCGGCAAGGCTGTGCCAGAGGAATCTTTCATGGTTAGGGTCATAGAGAACGTATCACCCTCTCTACAGGTGATATTTAGAGTCTCTGTTGTATCAAAATTTGCTGTCTGAGCCATATTTATTCACTGAGAATTTGTTCTACAATATCATTTGTGCTCTCTGGAACCTCATCAATTTTACCCTGACGCTGAGATATCAACTTACTCTGATCTGATGTCTGCTTCCCGAGTCTTTCGTCTTTTCTATCCTCTTTGAACACTTCGAGCTTCTCCTTAAAGGCTTGATCGTCTTCTTTAAATCCAAGGGTGGCCTGAGCTTTTATAACCTCTATCTCTTTCTTAAACTGATGGCGAACAGACTCAAGCTGAATGTCAAATTCATTCTTAAGCTTCATCTTCTCCATCTCTAACTGAGATGTCATCTGTATCTCTTGCATCTTAAGCTGAGAAGCCATTTGAGCTGCCTGCTGCGCTTGCTGCGCTTGCTGCTGAGAGTTCTGCTGAGCCATCTGCTGCATAGCCGCCATACGCTTCTTACGGCGTACAATCAAAAGCCTTTCAGCCTGGTTGACATCCTTGAGCTGCCTTACTGCAATAGCGTCTTCTAGATCTATCTCTTTCTGCTGCAAGGCCATTTGTATATTCTGCTCAAGATAAGCCTTGTCTTTATCCTCCATATCGCGTTGTACGATAACACCGAAGTTGAACATAGGGAGGTCAGAGAATGAAGATATAGCATCCATATTCTCCTTCCCTATAGCATTTTGATACGCTTTGTGAATAACAGATTCCAGTGGTAGGATCTGAAGGCACTTTACAATATCCTCACACGTCTTCTTGAAAAGTATCATAGAGGCGTTGGTGATATCGTAGGTAGCATTGTTTGATGCCGCTATAGCCTGCTCTCTAACCCCCACCAAAGCATCACCCTTAGGAGTAGAAGCATCTACAACCTCATTGATACCCGTGGCATCACGTATCATACGAAGATAATGGTTGTACAACCCTATAAGTTCGTTGATATTTCTGATGCTGTTACCTATCTCTCTTACTGGTGGGTTTTGGAATCCACCCTCTGGATTTTTACTCCTGTAATAGAATACACCAGTCTGTTCGTAGATATCGTGAAGGTCTAGAGGCTGAAGCTCCCCACCCTTTCCTAGCTGTACGTTCTCTAACCCTTCAATATCAATAACCAAACCATCGGGTTTAGCCTTAGCGATAGCTTGCTGTATCTTAAGGTGAGTAAGCTGCAACATATCGGCAAATCCTATGCAGCTATCAACCATAGATTTAGGGATCATATCCCTGATATTCGTAGCTACAACGGAATAAGAGAGTCTTGCCTGAGAAAGGTCGTGTACGTTTTTAGGTATGTTTTTCTGTTTCCCATACCCGTATATCACACCAGCATCTACGATATAGCTACCCCCATATACAACCTTCACATTCATAACGTGAGGCTTTCTCTCGTAAACGCTACCAGTCTTCTCTTTGTATTGAGACCCCTTGTAAAAGAAGTTTGTATTCCCGTACTTGTTTTCCTTCTCTTCGAAATACATCTTATCGACAGTAAGGAACTCGAAGTCCATTACATTCACGGTGTATTCGTCATACCCGTACGTCATCCTATTGAGTGACTGGTCGAAATGTTTTTTGTCGTATTTGTTAGAGTCGTTGCCATTCTTACCCTTCACCTTCTCAGCAATCTTTTTCAATTCGTCTTCCGACAACTCATTATTAGAAAGCCTACGAAGCTCAGAGATATTTATCTTCTTTATATGTCCCGCATATGTCAACTCCTCAAACCCAGGGTCTTCAGTGTAGTTATGTATAAACATAGACGGATCGACATAGTTAGTCTTTATGCCATAGTTGGGGTCGTTTGATCTCTTAACCGCAGCCATACCAAGCGTAACCAAGTCGTTTACGCAGCGCCTAAATATGCCGTCTTCAAAGTTGTTCCATGACAGGGTGAGCTCGGTGGCGAGCTGAGCCGCTATCTCCCCAGCGGTCTTTATATTCGTGCCGTATAGAATCTCTACCTCTTCCTTTGTGTCTGGAAGCTTTTCTGGGTCTTCACCTATAACAATACCCGTCTCCTCCTTCACCTTCATAGCCATCTCTTTGTTCTCCACCTGAACCTCCAGGGCTCTCTTCTGCATATTCTTTTCAGAACTAGAGATAGGGTCTACAGCTTCAAGGTTTGGGTATAGACCACGAGAAAGTATCTTGTTGACTACTATCCTTACAAATTTAGGTAGGATAGGAACGGGGGTGTAGTCAAGGTTCATGAGGCTCCCATCGCCACCATTGGGATCTAGAGCGCTAAGAAGTTGCTTGTATATGTTTGTATCTTGAGTTCCAGTAGCGTAATCCCTAGCCCTCTCAAATATCCTATTCCTTTTTCCAATAAGACTTCCTACATCCGTTATTCTACCCCACTGAGAATCAATAGCTTTTGCGTATTGCAATCCATACTCTTTGCTGGATTTTTCTTCTGGAGTAGCAAGAGGATCGGGGAAACCTTTCTTGGTACCTATATTATCTTGCATTTGGGAATTCCTTTTATAAATGCAAATATAGGAATTACCCGTTTATACGATATCGCCTAAAGAATTTACGCTCAGAGAAATCGGACTCTTTCTTTTGCTTTTGCTTTTGAGCAGCCAAAAGGCACAAACCAGAACTTATCGTAAGGTCGAACTTTGTTCTGTTGTCTATCTTAAATCCAATCCAATCTTCTAAGGTTCTATTGAAATACATATTCCCATACTCACCAGTGTCATAGTTGACACCCACATGGTCATGGATATACGCTTCAATTGCATGAGCGTGAGCCTGTATGACGTCTTGCGAGTTAGAGGGGATACCTTTGGTTTTAGTCTTTATATTAGTATTAGGTGCTATAAGGTGCTTTGGTCTATCTAACAGATACCCATCATACCCTCTGGTTTCAAAGTACCTGGCTATCCCGTATTTGTTATTCTCTATAAGTATAGGATACCCGTAGAATACAGCCGCCATAAGTACATCTTCGTAAAAGATTTTAGCCAGCGGAGGCCTAGAAGAGTACTCCACCACAAACATATTAGATGGGTGGTTTACATTAAACCTGTTGTAAATGTGCATAGCCCCCTTAGACCCCCTCCCATCTACCGTAGCGTCAAGGTCGTAAGAGTCCACACCCCCAACCCCCATCATAGAGTTCGGGGCCACCCTCTTGCCTCTATCGTACTTCTTTAAATTCCGCATCTCATCAGGCGGCATCCAAGCCACACGGAATCTACCTTTGTGATCTGGCTTAAATACAACCTCTGTATCCTGCACCCCATCCCTCCATACGAAATTCCCAATAACTACAGGGTTTGGGTATAACTCGTCATTATACTGTATCTGCTCGTATATCTTAGTGATATTAAAAAGCGTACTCTCTACACTATCTCTAAACGCTTCGTCTTCTGTGAATGGGAACTGTCGTATAACCTCATTAAGCTCAGAGGCATCATGGGTTAGGGCTTGTCTTTCGTTTTTTAAGTACGTCCGAGCCCCCATAGAGATACCTTCCCCGTCTATCCCCTCTACCAGTGATTCTGGATCGTTTACTACAGGATTCCCGTATAGATCAAAAAACCCCTCTAAAGAATCGTAGGCAGGAATAAAAAGTCTATATAAGCCAGTCCTCGTCCTCCCATTTGCGTTTCGCTCGTTTGGGTTTGAGTCCATCCATAGGTCTTTGTACTCCTTCCCCCCTTTGTCCATTGGATTTACGGTGCTTCCCACCAGAGCCTTTCCTATGATTTTTCGCCCGACGATCAAACAAGTCCTCTGAATCCTCCAGGCGTCTCTTATGTCCGTAGGTTTTTCCCATTTTCCAGCCTCATCTAGATACAATATGTGGAGCTTCTCCCCATCATATGCGTTGTTAGTAGTATTTTTCCAATTGATTAGCGTATTAAGAGCCTCTCCCTTCTGCGAAGTCTTATTCTTCTTCGTGATTCTCTTACTCGGCTCGCGAAAAGCCAGCTCCATGCGTGGGTTAGTGGTACCATCTTGAATAGGTTTAAAGAAGAAAGGGTAGTGACGAAACATCTGCACCACTTTCTTCATGAATATATTTTCTTGCGCGTCTTTACCAGTCTTAGACTGTATCCCCAGCAGCTTGTCCTTGACCTGTGTGGCCTCGTCAACCAAGACCGCAGCACATATATTAGTATAACCAGATCTACGACACTTAGTATAAAGCTGACCTATACATCTAGGATCGGCTTCACACGCAGCCATATGCAAAAAGATATTGCGCTGGAACGCAAGATAATAAGGATATCCGACATCGAGCTTCGTCCACTGAAGCATCATATAGTGACGCCCCGTAATATATGTAGCGACACCGTTATTATAAAACCAAAAACCCTCACGCCTACGCCGAAACTCCTCTTCGATATACGCAGAAAACTTCTGTCTGAACTCCCTTGGCATCTCGCTCCACTCATCCATAGACTTAATCCTAGACAGCTCCTCTGGCATATCAAACCTCGTCCACATCTGCATGTGCTTTGGTTTGTTATATCCCGAAATTTGTTTTTTGGGAGGCTGAGTGGGAAGAATAATGACCAACCCACCAATCTCGATAACTTCACCCTTCGTACCGTTGGGGCAAATTGAGATAGCAGGGTGTACATACTCCTCGATTTCAACTAGTGAGTTCATCTCCCCTGACCAGCATAAACCTTCTTGTAGTTTTTAGAACCTTTGTTCTTAGACTGCTTGGTCTTAGCGTGAACGCCCTTTCTTCTGACGTTGCGTACAACAAGCTTAGTTATTTCGTTTGCTTTTGCCATTTTGAATTTAATTTGTACGCCCGACAGGATTCGAACCTGCGACCGTCTGCTTAGAAGGCAGATGCTCTTTCCAGCTGAGCTACGGGCGCAGAGCTAATAAATTACCACTCAGCACACTTCACTGGGCCCATATGAGCTACGCCAGGAAAATCTGGTCCATTATTTTGGTGCATTTTGTGGTTGTGATACCTCTTATGCTTAGACACAGAGGTGTGGGGTGAGCAGCTAGTAAGCATAAAAGCCGCAGCAAAAACTGAAATGATGGGTAAAATAAATTTTTTCATGACGCTAATATATTAGAAGCTGTTCAAATAATCAAGCAATGCCTTTCTGTATTCATCTTTTTTTATAACTTCCTCACTGAATAGCCAGGAGAAAGGGTCATTCTGTTGTTCTTCATTTTGAACAAACCACTCTCTAATCTTCTCAATATCTGAGTCTTTTACAACATAGTCATCGATAACACCAAGATTTCTC